TGGATAATTGATGCCTGAGTTTGAAATAGAAATCTTTTTGATTGTTCCTGCCAATCCGATTTGTTCAATACGAGCAGAGAAACCAACACCATTTGAGTCTTGAACTGTTACAAGATCACCAATCTGATATCCACTTCCTGGCAATTCAATAAAGAACTCTCCAAGCACACTGTATGGTGTTTCATAGTACTGAGTAGAATCTTTACGAACAACAACAGGTTTATTTGGTTTAAAATCTCCAACAATGTCTTTGATAAAAAACTCAGTGATTAATTGTCCATTGAAAACATACTGAACAACATCGTCTATGAACGCTGAAGCAACCAGAGTAGTGTCTTCGTATTGTGATATTTCACCGTTTTTTACACCGAACAATGCGGTTCCGTTGGAGGTGCTGGTTTTAATGGATTTTGACTCTATCCAATTACCGTCAGACACTTTGAGTATGTCTGCTTTAGGATAGTAAATTTCCAAATCACTGTCGTACAGCACACGAAACAAAAACTTGTAAGCACTCTCTGTGCCTTTATTTCCATAAAATTCTCTAATTTTCTTTAGTAGTGTCTTTTTGTTTGGCTTGTTTCCATCAATGTTTGTTCCCAAAATATCGGGAAAATACTCCAAATAAGTGTTCTTGAAGTGAGAATAAAACTCTTCAAGATTTTTATCCACATCTCCAACAGAATCAAGTTTGGAGAGAACATATCCTGGATTGTTCTGCGTCTCAAGCCACTCATAATATGCTTTAATAAACAGTATTAGTTTGGGATAATCTGATCGTATGAATTGAGGAAACTGCTCCTGTATAAAAGCGGACAGCAAATTCTCTAATTTATCAGTATGTGTATCAAGAATAATGTTCTTGATGTCTATCATGATGTCATCCTCGAATCACTTTCTTTCGATCAGTCTGTGTGCTTATACCCACCTTAATGGAATCGGTGTACGCTCGGTTTACGCGCATTATCTTGTTTTCGAAAACAAATAGGTCTGTGTTCTGTGGTTCTACTGTAACGGTAAACAAGGGATTGTCGCTGATAGGAGAGAATGAAGTGGAGAACTTCAGTATTCCACGAGCGTATTCGATAGTTCCAACATTTGGATACACAACAATCTTTACTCCGTTTTCTTCTGCTCTCATCAAATTAATTTTACCTTTTCCGTCGTCTTCAATGTATACATCAGAAACAACCACACCAACCGTATTAATGTGTGAGAACGTGTTTGATGTAATAACAGAACCACAGTCTTCTCCATCTTCGTGATGTATTGGATTTGCAAAATTCATCACAAATCCTTTAGAAGAAACTAGTGTTGATAGGTTAACGGTTTTACGCATCAGTACAGAACTTTGGTTTGAAAGAATCGCTGAATTGATTCCATTTATTCCCTCTATTAGTTTGGAAAGATAAAAATTAGATCCGAAGGTTTCAAGTTTGGAAGACGAATAGGTGAACACATAAGCAACAATAAGTGCTTTCAGTGTTCCAATTCCAATATTAATTTGTGTTGGATCGTATGTGACTGTGGAATCAATCACAATATCAATGTAGTCAGGATCTATAATTTCAGGAGTAACAGTTACTACAGAAGACTCATCCTTTATGGTTTTTGCAAGCGATACCTTCTGACTTGCTGTTAGTGCTGTTCCTGCCTTGGGTTTTATTGCTATGAATACTTTGCCGTATTGAGGTGGATTAGTTGTCTCACCACCGTACACAAAAACAGAATCTGCGTTAGGGTACTTCTTTATTGTGGTTGCAATGTAATCGTCTTCCGTTACTGCACGATTCTGTGATTTATAAAATTTGGGAGCAAGAAACTTGATTCGTGAAATAGTTTCTTCTGCCATGCCTCCATATGAAGCAGTATTACACTGAATTGCACCTATTCCAGATATACTCGAAGAAAAATTACTGATTCCGTTTGCTACAGCAGAGTTTGTTTCAAGATACTCAACAGTAACAAGACTACCAGCAGCGGGTTGCTTGCCCAAGAAATTGTCTCCAAAGTACAATTCGTACATACCCGCTTCCTTCTCTTGAAGAAAAAATACTTTTGAATTGGGAGTAAGGTCAATATAAGACTCAGAATACGACCAAACATCAGCGATTCCAGTAGAGTCACTAGCAGAAGCCTGAACACGAACTCTCAATGTGGTAGTGTCCATTTTATCATTTGGAACAAGAAGAATGGAAGAGTCCTTCTTGTTGGAATTGTACACATAACTCATTCTGCGAAGAGTGCCTTCATGAACTTCTATGTTCTTGAAAGACTGACTAACGGTGTCTGCATACACAGTATTAAGAAGAACAAACTTGTATTGTGTTCCTGCTGTATCTGTTCCCGTGAACTCCGAACCACGCGATAGATATGTGTTGGAGTCTGCACCACCAGCAGAAACAGTCAAAACCGCTTTTGATGCTTTTTTAGAAGACGGAACATATCCAAGTGCCTTTGCGTGAGACACAACAGAAGGTCGCATTACTGCGCTGTCTAAAAACATCTCGTTAGCAACCATGTTTGCGTAAAACGCTTGGTAGTGAGTATTGTAAGCAAGTACATCCAGAATTGTAGACAGAACAGAACCGTCAAAATTGTAATCTTTGAGAGTTTCTTGTGTTGATAAAAAAGACTTCAGAGAAGCCTTTGCTTCGCTGAAATCCAATCCTACGATGTTGAAACTGTTGGGATTAGCCATCAGCGCAGCCTTTCTAATACTACTGTTACTCTATCTGTGTCTCCCACTGCTCTTACAGAATATTCAACATTAACGGTGTAGTAGTTTTCGTTTGGATTTGAAATAACATCAACAATAACACTTTCTATACGCGGTTCGTGATTTTTTAGCGTACTCAAAATTCTGTCACGAATTTCTATTGTGGTGATTGCGTCTATTGGCTCGAACAGCAGATTTCGCAAAGAACATCCAATGTTTGGCTGAAATAGTCGTTCTCCGTATGAAGTTGCAAGCAAATTTCGAATCGCGGTCTTGATTGCGCGAGAATCTTTAGCCAAAATAACATCCGAGTCCTTTGGATTTTTAGCAAAGGTAGCGTCGATATCGGTGAAAACTGCTTCGTTGTTTCCTACTACTCGTAGTGGCATTATCGCTTTTTCCGTTTAGATTGCGTCATGTGTGACTGTATGACTCTTGAACTATCTTTTATTAACTCTCCTACTGCTTGTTCTGAAACCCCTTCTCGGTTAATCTCGTCCAACTCCGCAGAGGAACACCAATGACAACACAAGAATCCAAGTGGAGTTAAACCATCATCGAACTTTAGTGGAACAACACTAAAGTATTCCACGTTATTTATCTCAAGTCCAGACCGAAACGATGACTGCGGTAGGCTATCTGTTCGAATAATTACTCCACCGCGATCCTCCATTATTCGGATAACATCTGCGTATCTGGTAAGAAGAACATCCTGCGAGTCAAGCATTATACTCTGAATTCCGTTTTCGTATGACTCGTGTGTTACCGAAAACCGCTTGATTGAGGTTCCATCCACAAAAGACCCACCATTATGAAACTGAAAAATAAGACATCGACAAGCCCTGATGGTGATTCTGAGTTCGGTTAGAAGTTCGTGTATTCTGCTATGAGTCTGCACAAACTTGGTTTCTTCTGCTTTGCAAAACTTAAAGGACAGTTTCTTCTTTCTCAAAGCACTAACAACTCCAACACCCAACCCAATTACAAATATTCCAATAATCTCTCCAACCATCATAGATACATCTTTGATGCTAGACATATGCTCTGTAATTGGGGTGTCTGTGGTCATCTTGCGCTCGTTCCAAATCCAATAGAATTACCCCGAACCGCATCAATAAATTGGGGACTAACAAGGCTACCGTTTAGAGTGCTTCCAAGTTTAAAACATGGGTCGGTGTTTGCTTCATTTACTAGATTGGCTAGAGAGTTGATACTTGTGTATTTTTGAATAAAATTAGCGGCTTCGTTTTGAATCGCTGCCGCTTTTGCTACTACATCTCCAATTGCAGCGTTTGCAGCATCTAATGCCTGAAATGCAGTATTCAGTCCGCTTTGTAATTGCTCAACCCTTCCTGCTAGATCAGTTCCCAAATTGCCGTCACTGAATTGATTTAGTACCTTTTCAAGGTCAACATTTGCGGCGACCGCATAGTTGATACTTAGTTGACCGTTTTGATTCACCACATTTAATCCACCACCAATATCAAGACCTTCAATTCCCAAAGCACACGACAGTTCTCCAAACAAACTCAGTGAACTAATAATATTCACTAACTGCTTTGGATCTGTAAATCTATTGCATTCTGCATCGAATGCAGTAACAGTATTTTGTAATTGCGTAACCGAGGTCTTTGCTGCTTGTAACTGCGGAAGTGCCTGCACCAATGGTGACGACAACTCTCCTGGTGGCGATGTAGTCACAGTTGCAGACTGTATCAACCCTTCCAACCGACTAGCGTTCGCTTGACCCAACTGCCGCGCTACACCTATGGCAGCGGAGTTGGGATTTTTTAGCATCTCGTTGCTCAAGCCAAAATTGAGAATTCCCTTTTCGCCGTCTGTTAGTTTTTGCTTGCATGGACACGGTGTTTCTGCCATAGATTACCCCACAAAAAAAGTACTTGAACCTGTAGGTTGGTGTCCACAACTTGCTTGACTAGCAATAGTGCACACAGGAATACCACCAACAAGAAAATTTGAATTGCCTTGAACCATAACTGGATTATTATTGTGAGGAGAATCGTTATCGTGATTCTGTACTGGATTTCCTTCTACAGAAACAGGAAACCCGTCCACAAAAAAGGACGGATTACCCACGAGAATGGTTCCTCCCGCTGTGTCTATATTTGCTCTGCATACTCCGAATCCTGGCATTATTTTCTCCCCGTTTATTTAGGTATAACTTCCACCATCAACCTGTGCTCCGGTAGCACCAAGTCCGTCACCAATTGGAATAAATCCCGAATTTGATTCTTCGGGCAGATAGCCTTTTGTGCTTTCAACATTGCACACATACGATACTCCGTTTCGTTCAACCACATCACCGTAGACATACACCTCGTATTGAGATGTGCCTCGCACATATTTGCGATGTGATCCTCGGTAATTCATGTCATTCACCCTTCACATTAACCCGTTTGGGCTTCAGGACAGGCGCACCCGAGTTCACTTCAATGCGCTTGCCCTGCTGCATCACCATTACATTGCTGTCGGTAATAAACGATATGCTACGTCCAGAAAATCCAATGTCTCCATCCGCATAAAATTCAATTTTTTTACCTGATGCTTTTAGAGAACCCTCGATTTGTAGGCTCACATCATCCTTTGCAAGTATTTTTGTGCTTCCGCTGATCTGTATGTTGCCTCCTCCATTGATGGTTAGGTTTACCGCACCGTCCACCACAAGATTCAGTCCCTCGGTTCCTGATATGTACACCTTTTTGTTTCCGTGAATAATTTCATAGTCATCACCAACAATTCTCTGAACCCGAGTACCATCGGGATTTGTTGGGGTTCCTTTAGCGTCTTTCCATCCATTTCCAATCTCCGTGAACGACCCCGAATTGTGATATGTGTGAACCCGCTCAGAACCGGGTGTATCATCCCATTCTTCTACATGACCGCTTTCGGTATACCGAACATGATTCTTTGGATACGCTGCATCATACGGTGTTACTGGCTCGTTCCACCTGAATCCACCATTTATATCTGGTGTGCTTGCTATTTGTGTTTTTGTGGTTGCTGTTTTATATCCCACAACCGTAGATGCCATCTGATCTGAATTGTTGTTTCTGGCAATTCGATTAGTGTCCTGTTCTTCTACCACTGAAACACCTATAGGAAACTTTCGAAGATCCACATCTTCTTGTTTCGCCGGATATCGTCCACTGCCGTCAGAAAATCCTTTGCTGACATCCGCAGCACGCATGGGTATTCCACCAAAAGATCCAATAATAACAGGATCTTGCGCCTCTTCTCCATCTCTAAAAAAACCAAACACATGAGAACCAACAAGAAGTCCTGTGGGAGAGGTTCCGATTCCAGATATCGCTGCACTAGTTACGGGTTGCATGGGATACGCCCACGGCAAATCGGCAGTTGGCAATTCCGACAAATTATCTGTATGAAATCCAAAAACTCTAACTCTGCACCGTCCAAGATACAGAGGATCGTTGACATCTTCAACGACTCCGTGCCACCACACAAATCCTTCTTTTCCAAGATAACCTTTCATCACACCCCCATATAAGTTTTGGACAACTCGTATTTACAAATATACGATGTTGCGAGATTGTGTTTAATACTAGTGATCATGTATTTTCCACCAATGTTCTTGTCGTTGGGATCATCGAACAGGTGAGCATCAGACTGTATTTTTGGTATAATTATTTCAACAATATCTCCAACCCTACGCCTAGTATCACCAAACACCTGAATCATAATTTTTTGAGTTAACAAGTTGTTTTTGTGGTGCCTGTTTTTCTGAAACATAGACTCTGTTTGGAAATTGTCTACTATAGGATTGCTTTTGTTGTGTACTGTGTATCCCGTAGAAGGCATATAAAAATACGCAGCACCCCTAGACAGAAGTCTGTCTGCTTCTGGATCTGTGTTTCTAAAATGGTTGAACTCTCCTAATTTTCTAGTAGAGTCAAAAACATCGGATTCATAGAAAGTATGATTTCTCACCTCTTTACGAATCAAGTCATGCACTTCCATCAGCGAAGATATTGTTCCGTGCATTATGTTTGATACGGCATCAAACCTGGACATCTCTTCCAATTTCTGTATTCTGTGGTATCGTGAGGGTAAAACTGTAGAAAAAGAAACACTCTCAACATCTCCATCAGGTACAGCAACATTCGCAGGTGTATACAAATACGGAATTATGTTTACTGATCCGTCTTCTATTATTTTAGACACACTCTTGAATCGGTGACCGTCAATGGTTTCGTAAAACAAAAATGGACTGTAGTCTTGTGCGGTTGATGTGTGTGCTTTAGAAGCAAGCCATGATATTGCCTTGAATGGATTATATGACTTGGACAATACGAAGGAGTAATTATCGTTAGTGTCTTCGACTTCTAATTTCTGTTTCCATACACTTTCAGGAAAGTGTTTGGTAAAAACCGAGTGTACCATTTTGGATGTCTGACCTTTAAGACTGTATCCGCAGTACTCGGAAAAATTAAAGTATCCTCCCTCGCTTATGAGATGAAGAATATAGTTCTGTGATTTTCCGTTGGTCATGACCTCTTGAGAGTCTAGTTTGTAAACTCTAAACACCGTTTCTATTTTTTTCATTTGAGAGATGTCGGTCTTGAAAACCAACTCTACTTTTTCCTGTCCTATGATCGGCATTCGTTCAGGAAGATTCAATGAGTCTTCAATATGGATCTTGGCTGTGAGATATGGTGAGAAAATGTCTTCGTAAATTTCAATGTACCTATACAGTCCTGATAGGTTAATGCTGTCCCCTGTTACTAAAGAGTGGAGAATAAGACTCTCGATTCTATAATCTCCTGCTTTTAGAATTTGTGATCCGTTTTCGTTCATATCAAGTTCTCAACAATCCCTCTAATTCTTTGATTGCTTGTGGCAGATAGCGAGGATGCAAAACCTTTATAGTTCGCTTTGAATCATTCAACTCGCTCTCGTAAACGGTATTGGACACAGCGTACTGATTGACGCGGCTACCTGATATGCCCATGTATCCGCCAACAAAAGTTTCCCACAAGTCAACGATTCCTGTGGTTGAACTATAGTCTTTTCCGCTTACGGCATCAGGATAAACATCCGAAGTCGAACCAACAAATCCACCCAACATAGAGTAACTATTGGTTTGTTGAGTCAAAGGATCAACAGTTACAAACTCGTTTGCTCCACAACTACCAAAAGGTCTTTTAATTTGAAAGTGATGAACCGAAAGATACCCATCATCTACTCGATGGATGTTCACTCCATACTGAACACCTCCTGTAGCAGTGATCGTTGCTGATCCTGTTGACAATGGTTTATCAACAAACAAACGACAGAATGTGGGATGGTACTCTAAAACACGAGCAGAGACAGATCCTTGTATTAGTGTCGCTCCTGCGTCGATTGCTGATCCATAGAAAAAATTGCCACCAGTTGCTACAAAAGCAAAATAACCTGTATACTTCTTTTGAATGTAATTCTGTAACGAATGAGAAGACATGTACCAATCAGAATACGGATTCACTATATCGTTGGTTAGCAAAACAACCCAAGCATATGAAGCGTCTCCATAAACACGATCTGCAATATGTTCTGGTTTTTCTCCGTCCTTTACATCGTACTCTATGAACGCACCAGCAGAAGATTTAAGGTCGCTTGAAAGACCAATTCTTCTTAGTAAATTCCGTACATAAACAAACTTAAGGCTTGAACCAACACCAAGAGGATAGTTAACAAGCGGAAACTTGGTAAAATAAGACATTAGAATCCTTCGTCAATCTTATCTCGGGTAAGAACATCCATCTCACTGAATTGTAGCGTGAGAGTTATTGATGTTGGTGAATTATCTTGAAAAGAAGAGTATATGCCATTTGCTGTGTAGTCTGCCTGTATGCTGTTTAAAGCGCAGTATCCAATTTTGGGTAAGTACTCATTGTCAACAAATCCTGCTTGATTATTCCGATCCGAATTCGTAGACAAAAAACGAACACGAAACTCTGCTGGTACACGCAACTGAATTTGCGATCCACTATTTTCTCCAAATTTTGCTGGATGAGCGTGGTAGCGAAATGTCTCAACAATATCACGAATCATGTTTACTTCCTCCTTGCTGCGTGGATAAAACTCCCACGAGAAAGAAAAGTTTCGAAAGTCTTTTTGCTTGAACAGTTTTGCCAACCGAGGATTAATCACGGTTCCCGTAATACTGTTTGCAACAGCACCCTGTCCAATACTATCAGCTGCTAATTCAATACCAGCAAGACCGGCCTGTGCTGCTGTATCTAATGGTTCAGAACCCATAGCATCAGCAATTGCACCCGCTGCTTTCATTCCAGAGTCTTCATACTGAAAAGAGTCTTCGTTGTTTATTCTTGTACAAAACGGAAGATAGATGGAAACCATCTGATCGTATTTTGGACCAGCCTGAAACTTTTTAACACCCTGTTGTACACCTATGCCCGTTAGTGCTCCCCCGATCCCAAGACCTACAGCAGCGGCAGGACCACCAACTATAGCACCAATCCCAAGACCAAAAACTCCACCGAGTATTCCGGCTGATGTTGCTGATGTTCGATCTACTGCTCCCTGAAAACGATTTTCCAAAAGCAATTTATCGTTATCGTCAAACCCCATCGCTCCTGCTCCATTTTCTACTGCAAAAGCAATAGATTCAACTTTTTTCTGTTGAGACTTAATAGTTTGCTCCAATATAGATTTTGCGTCTCCTGGATTGCGCTTTAGCAGATCCGCAAGATTGTCATTTATTGATGGATCAACAACTTTTAGAAACGAATTGTCTTTCACCATGTTGCGAATTTCAAGAATGCCCGTATCAGACAACGGAGACTTTGCCGCGTTCTCGTATGTGAAGTTCCCGTTCTCCACAAGACTCGATATGGTGTTCAGTGTTTGCAGTTTTTTCTCGTTTTCTTGTTTTGCTCTGCTCAACTCACCTTTAGCGTCTGTCAAGTCTTTGTTTTCTTGTCTCCAAAATATTTGAAACTGCATGACATGGGGTATTTCCCCCGATCCGATTTCACTAGGATACTTTAAAATAGAAGGTCGTTTTCGGTCACCACGAACCGTGTCTGGAGTACTCTCCAATGCCCGCATCACCGAATCAGTCATGGACTCAGCTCTCAAAGCTCTAGCAGCACTTACCTGCTTTCTATTGGTGGCAGTAAATTGCTTTCCATCAGATGTAAGAGGCTGTCCAGATTGTCCGGATTGTTGCAGAGAGAATGGTGGATCTGTTGGCATTTAAAAATTCCTTAGCGTGTGCAGTCTACATATTTATGTATGGCATACAAAGGTATTTTTCAACCACAAAATCCAAAGAAGTATATGGGCAATCCCACAAAGATTGTCTATAGGAGTATGTGGGAAAGAAAGTTTATGAAGTTCTGCGACAGCAGTTCTAACGTTATACAATGGGCATCAGAAGAAGTAGTGATCCCGTATGTTAATCCATTAGACAAAAGACAGCACAGATACTTTGTAGACTTTTTGGTTGAAATAAAAACAAATGAAGGCATCAAAACTTGGCTGGTAGAAATCAAACCCAAGAAGCAATGCCGAGAACCCGAAAAGAAAAAGCGTATAACCAGAGGATATGTCACTGAAGTAAAAACATGGATTACCAACAAGGCCAAATGGGAAGCAGCAAAACGAGTGTCTGATGCCAAAGGATGGCAGTTTAAGATTCTAACCGAAGACGATCTATTCAAAAAACAATGAATACCGTAAATCCCAAACTAGAACTGCAAAAACTGTTAGACGAAACTACTACGGTTCTTGGTTCTACAGATCAGACATACATCCAATTTCTTCATCTAATGAACAAAACAGGCAAACTGATAATGCCGAGTAGACTCATGCCTGGTTTGCTGATCTTTTTCAAATACAAACCAATCAGCGAATCTTTTATTTCTAAAAATACATACTACGACAGATTTCCACTAGTACTGATTACAAATTCCTACAGGGGTGGGTTTGAAGGAGTCAATATTCACTTTTTAGATTTACAGTACAGAAAGTTTTTATTTGATGAACTCATTAACAACTTACCTCAAATCATTGGTAATGAAGACTGGAAAACTAGACTGTTGGTGAACTACGACCGGTTAGATTCCAGACGCAATTTCAGATTCTTCAAGCCATGTTACAGAAAATATATGTGGAAAGGCATGGAAAAAAGACCCGTTATGATTCCGTTTGACCTGTGGGAAGAGATGGTAATTTCAAACAGCATGAATTTTAAAAACGCCAAACCAGTAACAGTGTTCAGAAAATCAAGACAAGAAATAAACCGAAACTTCATAAGAGGAAAGTAAATGCCGTATCTGCCATCAAACATCAACGAAATCACACAAAATATTCTTTCACAAGGATTAGTGTTTAACAACCGATATTCTGTGCTAATCAACACACCAAGAGTATTTTTTACGAATAACTCAGCAGTGTCTCGCCAATTGTCTCTACGGTGTGAGACAGCAACAATTCCTGGACGCTCATTTTCAACCATACCGTATCGGTACTACGGTCCGGCACGAAATATGCCGTATGAACCAATTTACGCAGGAGAAATCAACCTCACATACCTGATTTCAAGAAATATGCAAGAGCGGTTGTTTTTTGAAAAATGGATGCAGATTGTGTGTAACCCAAACGACTATAAGTTTGCCTACTACAACGACTACACCACAAGCATGGTGATATCGGTACTCGGTAAAGACGATAGTCTCCTACATGAAGTACTAGTGGAAGAGGTGTACCCCAAATCAATTGGAGACATTCAACTTGGCTACGATAAAGACAACGAAGTAATACGACAAGACATTACGCTATCATTCAGAAAATACACATCAATAGAGTATCCTTCCATAAATAATGTTGGTGTTCCTGCCACATTACCGCAGGTAGTATAAATAGTTAGAGTCAATACACTCTTCATTGAAAAGGAATACTATGACTAAATTGAATCTGTCTAATGCCACGCTTCCACAATACAGCATGACTTTGCCTGTTTCTAAAATTCAAGTCAAGTTTCGCCCTTTTGTGGTAAAAGAAGAAAAGGTTCTTTTGATTGCACTGCAATCAAAAAGCGTCAACAACATCAACGACGCTATGCGTAATGTGATTCTGGCTTGTACAAATGACACCATAGACACCAAGAAACTATGTGCTGCGGATGCAGAATACGCATTCCTACAAATCCGATCAAAGTCTGTTGGAGAAGAAGCCAAGCCGCAAGTTGTTTGCTCCAAGTGCAACAATGCAACCACGGTAAAAATAAAACTTGATCAGATCACAATTACTCCACAAGAGAAAGAAGTCGTAGATTCAAATATCAAAATAACGGACAATCTTACACTTATAATGAGATACCCATCTATTCATGAAATCGACTATGAAAAAAACGAGGTTGATATTGCATTCGATCTGGCAAAGAGGTGTATTGAATCTGTAATTCTCGACGGTCAAGTTTATGAATCACAAGAAATTGATCAGGAAGAACTATCTTCATTCGTCGATAATCTACTACCAGAACAATTTAAAAGCATCATGGATTTCCTGCAAACTGTACCAGAACTAAAATATGAATTCCGTTACAACTGCCCCTCTTGTGGAGAGTCTGTTCTTGTAAAAATGAAAAGTGTGTCCGATTTTTTTCAATAGCCCTGAGTCACAGTGACTTGGGGTCATACTATCAAATCGGGTTCAACCTAATGCAGCACCACAAATACTCTCTTGATGAACTGGAAAACATGATTCCTTGGGAGAGAGAGGTATATATAAATTTACTTATCAATCATCTGAAGCAAGAGAAAGAACGAAAACGAAACCAAAAATCTTTGTGACCTATACATCATGAATTCGGGGGAGTCTCATGTCTACGGGTAACGAGATATATCAACAACTAATTGCAAACGCAAACGATGCACTTCAATATGCAGAACACGTTCTAGCAAAAGCACGCGATGGTCGTAATCCAAACGGAACTTTTATATCTAAAACCGAAAAACCTCGGGCAATTGGTGCAGCAAAAAAAGAAGTAGTCAAGGCAAAAAACGCTCTTTCTGATGCGTACAAAACCGCAAAAGACTACGACGCAAAACAAAATATTAAAGCAAAACTAAATGCTGAACAAAACAGAATCAAAGCAGAACAGGCTGCCGAACAAAACAGAATCAAAGCAGAAAAGGCTGCTGAACGAAACAGAAAGGCTGCTGAACGAGACAGAATCAAAGCAGAAAAGGCTGCTGAACGAGACAGAATTAAAACAGAAAAGGCTGCCGAACAAAACAGAATCAAAGCAGAAAAGGCTGCTGAACGAGACAGAGCGAAAGCAGAATCTACTCCCAAAGCATCATCAGTTGCTGTAACTGAACCACCCATCATTTCGGATGAAGCATCTGATCCGACTCCCGAAGCAACAGAAAAAAAACCAGAAATCAGTCTTCTAGAATCTATTGGACTAAGACGAAAAGAACTTGGATTCAAAACATCAGATTTGGACAAGTATGTTGTGGGAATGGAAGGACAAAAAGGCGTTCGCTCAACCATAGAAGAGTACGTATCACAAAACAAAGAAAGGTTTGTCGGACAAGATCCAGCATCAGCCGCCGCTCGTGAATTGATGGATGAAGCCACCGGACTGTCTGAGGCTTCAATCGGTGCATCTCACGATGAAGCAAAAGCAATATACGCAAAAATACAGTTCATTCGTGAACTTGCGAAGAAAACACAAGGCAAACAATCAGATATTGCAGCAAAACTAGATGAAATCATTGCTCCTGTTGAGGAGCAATTAAAGAAGCGTACATCGTTTCAGGAATTCATCAAAGAAAAAGCACAGACCTTCCGAAAGACTCTTCCCGAAAGATTGGTTTCAAAAATACCTATTGTTGGTGGAATTCTAGGAGAGTTCCTGAAACAAAAAAGAGAAACCCAAGAAGAACTAGAAAGGTATTCTGGTGGTCTTCAGCAGTCGATTGCTAGAAGAGGAAAGCGCAGCAAAGACATAGACATTTCTGGTGGCAGAGTTCCGCGAGGAGTGTCGGATGGAGTTCGTGCTTCAGATATTCCTAGTCTAATTCCTGCTAAAGAAGAACCAAAGACTCTTGGAATGATTCACCAAGAGATAACCAACATCAAAACAATTTTAGAAAACACTGCTTCACGAAGCATGGCTGCAATTGGCGGTGTTCCTGCTTCTACAATTCCCGGTCTAATTCCTGCTAAAGAAGGTGTTCCTGATTCTACATCTACAATTCCCGGTCTAATTCCTGCTAAAGAAGGTGTTCCTGATTCTACATCTACAATTCCCGGTCTAATTCCTGCTAAAGAAGAACCAAAGACTCTTGGAATGATTCACCAAGAGATAACCAACATGAAAACAATGTTGGAAAACACTGCTTCACGAAGCATGGCTGCAATTGGCGGTGTTACTGATTCTACATCTACAATTCCCGGTATAATTCCTGCTAAAGAAGGTGTTCCTGATTCTACATCTACAATTCCTAGTCTAATTCCTGCTAAAGAAGGTGTTCCTGATTCTACATCTACAATTCCCGGTCTAATTCCTGCTAAAGAAGAATCAAAGACTCTTGGAATGATTCACCAAGAGATAACCAACATCAAAACAATGTTGGAAAACAAATTCAAAGAAGACACTAGTGACACAGCAGAACTCACTGCAAGAGAAGCAGAACTAGAGGCTAAACGCGGTTACGGCTCTATGTCATCAGCAAGCAAAAATGGAGCATCAACAACTCCACCAAATACAGGAGGATTCCTCTCCAACTTACTTTCTAATATTACTTCTATGGTGGTTCCGTCATTTCTATCAAAAATTGGTGGTGGATTTGGTAAAGTCATACTAAGTGGACTATCAAAGATAGCACCAAATCTTGCTGCTAACATATCCAAGCAAGGGGTGTTCAAAACAGCACTAGAGGGAATGAAAACGATTGGAGGAAAAACATTAAGTGAAATAAAATCCTTTGGATCATCCATCGCCAACAGCAATATCGTAAAAAATGCTGTAAACATGACTAAAATTGCGGCAACAAAAACAGCAAACTTTGTCAAAGAATCATCTCTTGTAAAAGACACAAAGAGCGCATTCAATACAGTTAAAAACTTTGGATCCAAAACAGCATCAACTGTTTCCAAAGCAGCATCTCCTGCTATCTCTATGGCTAAAGATGTAGGAGGAAAAGCAATTGATGCAGTTAAAAACTTTGGATCCAAAACAGCATCAACTGTTTCCAAAGCAGCATCTCCTGCTATCTCTATGGCTAAAGATGTAGGAGGAAAAGCACTAGAATTAGCAAAAAATGTTGGTGGCAAGTCTATGACAGCCGCATCGAAAATTGTAACGCCTGTTGCTACTGCTGCCAAAAGTGCAGCAACATCTGTTGGATCTGTACTGTCTTCATCGGGATCGACCGCAGCAAAAACAGCAACTCAATCTAGTGGTTGGTTAAGTAAAGCATGGGGATCCGTTAAAAATACAGCAAGCAAACTAAATCCGATGAATGCTGTAGGAACATTTGTGAAATCAAATGCAGCAAAAGTAGCAAAGGGGTTACTGTCTTTTCCTGGAATTGGAAGCCTGATATCTGGAGCTATTGGTGCTTATCAAATCAACGCAGTAAAAAGCAATACCGAACTATCAGAAGACGAGAAAAAAGATCAAATTGGAAAACTGATACTAACAACTCTAGGCGGTATCATTGGTAGTATTGGTGGAGGTGCACTAGGATCCCTGATTCCAGTTCCAGGAATAGGAACACTACTTGGAACCGTTGGTGGGGGGATGCTCGGAGACTATATTGCAGGACAGATCGGGGAAACAGTCGGCGGAAAAGCCATATACGATATGGTTTCCTCAATTCCTGGTATTGGATCTCTGATAGATGTTGATTCATCAACATCAGCAAAAGACGCAGAGGGAGAGGGAGAAGCGGGTAACACAGACAATTCGCGGTTGTCTGCTGTTAACGCTAGTGCTTCTGCAACAGAAGCAGCAATACTTCCAAATCCAATGTCTACTAGAACAGCAGAGACTATTACTCCAAACGCAGAACAAGCAACAGGATTCATTTCCCCAACAACACCAAATACAAATCTATCACAAATGATGCAGCGGTATAATTCAGAGACTAATGCTCTAAATCAAGCAACAGATGAAACACAAAATCAAATGCTAATGACTAAAAAGTCTGGTTTTTTAGAAAGCAACAAAACCATAAACACAAATGTATCATCCACTGTAAACAATTTTCGAGACGATCTTCGTCAGAGAAACAACGAACCAACAGTAAAAACTATGCAAGCGAATTCTGTGTTGTGGTAAAAATAAAGGGGCGCACCGAAGTGCGCCCCTCGCTGTGAAAACAGAGACTACTATTAATCAGTCTTCACTAGCCAGTTTCTCAAAGTAAGAAAGTGCATCCTCTGTGTCGTCGTCACTGCTGACTGCTTCCTTCACAGAACTCTTTTTTGGTGACTGCGTAGTAACATTCTTCACAACAGGAGCAGGAGTCTCGTCTTCATCATCAAACGATGCCTTTTCTGCACCACCAACCACAACAGCAGAATCAGCAGTTGCACGAATGTTTCCTCCCAAAACTGCTTCAAGACGAGTCTTTAATTCATCATAAGACTTGAAAGACTTTGGATTTGTAAACTCTGCAAGCGAATACTGTGTCTTCCACAACTTCTCAAGTGCAGCGTCATCACCACCAAGCAGAGCAGAGGGGACAGCGAACTCACTCTTGTCGTAGTTTGTGTACCCCTCCACTTGACGAATCTTCAACTTGAAGTTTGCGCCTTTCCAAAAGTCGAACGGATTCAGAGGCTTCTCGTCCTGAAACTGCGGATTCATCGCCTCCTGAATCTTCTCAAAAATCTTCTTGCCGTACTTGAACAGGAAAACCTTGCCCTCGTTATTGGGGTTCTTTGGGTCGTTGACCACAAGAATGTTCGACACATACGACAACTTACGCTTGCGATCACGCGCAATAGCCTTGTCCTTGTCTGAACCCGTGTTCCACAGCATGGTGTTCATCTCACTCACTGGATCCTTTAGACCAATGGTAGTGAGCGAATTTTCGATGTACCAACCGCCCGGTCCACGGAACCCGTGATGCCACACCCGCGCCCACGGCAGGTCTTCACCATCGGGTGCGGGAAGAAAACGGATTTCTGCGTATCCGTTGCCAGTCTTGTCGGTTTCAGCCCTCCAAAGGCGGTCGTCCTTATAAGACTCCGACTTTTTCACCATCTTCTCCATTTCGGATGCGAGAGTCTGATAAGCGTTCTTTGATGCACTCTTCATGTCTTTAAAACTCATAGTTGTCTCCTTGTACTGTGTGTACGGTGTGTGTTAAATATGTGACAAAACTTTTGTCACATGTATGTAGGTAATATACCACAATTCGGTGTTTAGTCAAGACTCAAACAGGTAATTTAGATTTTTTAGGCAAGAGATTTAGTTCCTGCCCTTCAGCCTTTATTTTTTCAATAATAGGTCTACTTAAAAATTTAGCAGCAACTTGCGGTTCAATTCCAAAGCGTTCACACACAGCAATTACTGCATCAATATATGAAACACCGTGTTTTTGTACATGGTTTTCTACTTCTTTTGGAAATCGGATATTGTTTATGTCCATATCAACATTGTTTTTGGAAATATACATAGGTAAGTAATCCTATTTATAGAAATTGAGTCAGACACCCCTGCACAACACGCACAGCGGAGAACCCAATGGGAGCAACTAGCGACAACTACGAAATCGTCACAAGTGGTACTACTTATACCATAGCCAGCGAGTATGTCAATCCCTATGGTGGCGAAACAGCGCACTATCAGGTTGTAAAAATTGCGTGGGGTATTAGCGGGGACGCAGATATAGTTTCTCTAGATGATCCTCTACCGATATCAATCGCGTCTTCATTTGTTGATGTTGGAATCACGGTTGGAACCCTAACCGTTCAAGGTAGCGGACTTGGTGTTACAGGTACAGTAAGCGTTATTGGTTCCGATCTAGGTGTAACCTTTGGAACCGTTAATGTTACTGGTGAAAATATTGGTATCACGGTTGGAACTCTAACGGTTCAAGGCACGGATCTAGGCGTAACATTTACAAGCCCACTACCAGTAACTGTAGTTGGTGGAACAATCTCTGCTTCATCTCTAGTGCTGTCTGGAGCCACCATTGATGTCAGTGGCAGTCAGATAGGCATCGGGAACTTTCCTG